TACATATATGTCAGGCGAAGCAGGATATGCTTTGTCCAAAGACTTATATGCACGTATTACAACTTATATTAAGAAAGTAGGAATGAATGAAGCTTATTACCCCATAATTCATACCAAACTTCACGACAGCGATTTATGTCTTGGATTATGGGTGAAAGAAATCGCCAAAGAACAACACGTAAATCACGTGAAACATAATGATTTATTTCATAATGACCTACACACGACTGATGACCAATTATCCAATGCCGTTTCCTTTCATAAAGTTACTAGTAAAGAATTATATGATTTTTATACATCTGTTGCTGAGAAAGAGCCAACTGAAAAAAAAGCACCAATTGAAGTCGAATGCGCTAGTGTGGAGGCACCTACCGTATTTGCATTGGTAACAGATGCCAATTATTTTAGCAAAGCCAAACGAACCATTATGGATTTAAGAAGTAAAGGTACTTGGCAAGGCGACATAGTTTTGATAACCATTGATTTTGATTTGAATGCAAATTTCAAGGATTTTTATAATATTATTGAGGTGAAATTTCCACAAATAGATAAAACAGAGCTACTTAGCAAAATAGGAGCTAATGGATTTTCCAATTCAGACAAACGAGAAATTCACAAATTAAATCAATGGGAAAAACTACATATATTTGACGATTATTTTACTAAATGGTCGCGTGTTGTATTTTTAGACGCCGGTTTAAGAGTTCTTGATAATGTTTCTTACTTATTGGAAATCGATTATAAAGGCAAATTGTTAGCACCAAAAGATGGTAAGTTATACAACCACCAAGAATTTAATTGTCAATTGAGCTATGATAGACCCGAATTAATTGATGAACTGAAAAATGAATTTGGCGAAGATAGTTTAAAACAAATTTATTTTCTCAATTGTATTTGGATTTATGATACAAGTATATTGAAAATATGCAACAAAGAGATGCTCATTGATGCAATGAATAAATATACTTTTTGCAGGACAAATGAGATGGGGGTGATGAACATAATGTTTCATTTAAACCATAAATTATGGACGCGTTTACCTATTAAGGCGTCGAATGGAAAGATATTGTTTGACTGGTGTGAATTAAATAATAGTAATACCAATTGGCGTGAATATTGTTATATAAAATATCCGGTAACTATTTCTTTTGAAGATTGTTGAATTTAGGAGTTTTTTATAAATTTTGTATATATATATATATATATATAATGGATAGAAATCCAATTAGTGCTGGATTGAATGCTATATTGAATGCTATATGTGAGTGGCACAATATTCCTCAATTAGTTGCCGCCTTTGGACGATTTGCTAGTTCCATACAACATAGTGAGAGGGTTAGATTTTCACAAAACATTAAAGATGCTTTTATTCAGTTTGCTGCTCCTATTAATACTGGTGCGACGAGAGTTCAATTAGATTTGGCTACTCTTTTTGAACGGAACCCTCTTGAAATAGTTAAGATGCTTAACTTTTTCGAACAGTCTATTCTGAACACACGTGTAATCCCATATATGTTACGCACCAGACAGCACCCCGAGACTATTAATTTTTATGCGAATGTATTACAACAAACACCATTTGCGAATAACCGCAATTTCTCTGCTGAATATTGGGAAATTACAATGCTAGACCTTATAAATACAGTATTTATGTTACGTTCTGTACTAAATAACAACAATGAGGATTTTTTTGCTGTCCCAATCACTTTACAAACAGCTTCTTTGTGGATAGCTGAACTTTTGTATATCGATATCCCTTCATATGAGAGACTATCGGACAGCCCTGAAGGCAATGCTGATTTCTTAGGGAAACTAAATGCTTTGGTAACTAGAAACCAGGTTGTTAGACCTGATGGTGTAAAATTTGAGGATTCCGGCATTAACGACCCACGCCATCCTTCAACCTGGTCAGAAGAAGATGTTATGGAATTAGCTGATACACTGCCCACGAGACAATATACTGTCCGGCCTGGGATGGAAAGCCCCGCGTTCCTGCCTTTACCCCAGGGTACTAGACTGATACCGCCAAGTGGACGAGATGACTATACCGGGCGGGCTATTCGCGCCCCCGTTAAGGAGCAAGCAACGATGTTAAACAAATCAATGCCTGCAGTAATGCCGAGAGACAATGGTAAATGGGTCCCAAATTTAGGTACAACTGTGAAACACCAAACACAAGCTTTGGTTCAGCTTTTTGATAACTATATATCTGCATTAATAATGATTAATGATTATTTAAATAGATGTACTGAGGACCTGAGTAGAAAAGGCGGTGCAAAATCCCGCAAATCAAGAAAAGCCCGCAAATCTAAAAAATCCCGCAAGTCAAAAAAAGCGCGCAAATCAAGAAAACATCACAAACGACATTAAATAGTATAAAATATTGTTATCAATTAATTTGCAACAATATTTTACCAGTTTATACATATTTGTATGTGTTACTCTACATAATACTATAATAATAATCATTTATTATATTTTTATGTTTCACACATCTGCTCATCTTGGCAGGTGAAATGCCTTCTGATGCAGCAGCTTTTGCAATGGTGTCCCAAGTGGCCAATAAAACACCTGACCCTGCTTCTCTTTTATAGACTTTTTTGCCAGTCGATGAAACAACCTTGGGTTTATGTTCAAATTGTTTTAATGATAACCCGTAATATCCTTCGTTACTGCCTTCGCTAGTCCACACCGTAGATTTTAATGCATAGGGAGAAGAATTCAAATAATCTTTTAATTCTTTCATATCGTTTTCTTTAACATCTTTACCAATGGATATTTTCCACTTTTTATATTCATTCAACAATACGGAGTTTAATATTTTCCCACAATCGGAAAATTGACATACTTGGAAAATAAAATTTTCAACATCGTCATTTACCTTGGTTTTTACATATTCAACTGGTTTTAACTTTATTCCTACATATCCGTGATTGCCTTGAATTCGCTTAGGTTTAAATCTAGTATCCAAATAGTTTTTCAATGAATGGAAAACCTCTTTTCTTGGTTTAACCTGACACCACAAACGAAATCGTCCTTCTATGTTGACCGATAATTCTTCTACATCACCACGAACTATGCAAATAGAAGTAATAAATTCGTTAAACTTGTTATACATATCGTCTACAGGAAGTAATGCATTATGGTAAACTGACTGGTTTTCCACATTTATGGTATCTATAATTTTTTGTTGACATTCTATTTTATCATTTAATTCATTAATTTCTATAGATTTCTTGGTAAGCATTATTTCTTGGTGAATATTATGTTGTTTCAAAGTTCGAATTTCATTCTCTAATTCTTCATTTTGCTTCATCAATCTGTTAAAATTATCAATACTATATGTCTTAGAGTGAATAATATCTTTAATGTATTTGGTTAATTTTTCAATAGTAAAATTGGTATCGTCATATGCAATAATTTCGGTTTTGTTTTTTCCATTTATTTCGAGTGAACGAATTTGTCTTTTTATTTTAGGATATGTTTTTATTAGATTTTCTATTTCTACCTTATTTTGAACTCTAAACGCTTGCACCAAAATAAAATTCGTATATTTTTTACGATGGTCTGTTATTCTAGTAGCCAAATCATTGGTATGTCCAAATTTAATCAATTTCTCTCCAGCTTCATTGGTATTATTAATCGTTCCAAAATAAATACATTCGGTTTTTAGTGGAAATTGGATAATAATCGCTTGTTCTACTGCCTTTTGTTTTTCTTTTTTTGTATTTTGTAATAAGGTTAGTTTTTCTTGTTCTACAGTTAGTTTTTCTTGTTCTACAGTTTGTTTAATTTCTAAAATAATGTTATCTTTTTGTTCGAGTTGAAGTTTCAATTCTGTTGTTTCTTCCTCTAATGTTTCTTGTAAAACCTCCTCTAATTTCATATAATATTCGTGTATTTCGCTTGCTTTTTTCGTTTGTGCTTTCAAACACAATGATTTAAAACATTTTACGGTTAGCATTATGGTTTGTTTATTTTGACCACCATTTTTCTTTACTTTTTCTGTTGTATTAAAAACCGCTTTCTCTATAGGGAAAGCGGTTTTATAATCTATATCAAGTTTAAAATGTTTATCTAATAGTTCTTTAGCTCTTATTTTTTGACTAAATCCTAACCATTCCCATACATCATCCAAATTAACCACAAAATCTATGTTTTTATCATAATTTAAGTAGCAATAAAAACTACTAATAAACAATTGTTGTTCAAATCCAGTAAATATTTGTTTAATTTTATCTAACAATTTGTTATTATACGTGCTAGAAAGCTTTGTAATAGGGTTTTTCTCTATGAGTTCTACTATGTTTAGTTGTGACATCTTATTATACAATATATGATAAGATACTCTTTAAGTCATTATACCGCTTTTTATTTATAAAAGCGGTTTTATAAAAGCGGTTTACCATTTATTCGCCTTTTTAACACTAATTCTAGGACCTCCGCCGCGTTTTTTAGCTGCATTAGGGTCATATTGTTCTTCTTCGTCGTCGTCCTTCAGTCCTTTTGATAATTCCCAAAATTCTTTCGAGCCTAATCTAAAATCGCCGTGTTCATCTGCTTTATACCAAAACACTTGGTCGTGTAATTTGTTGGACTTAGAATTATTATTAATAACTAAGCACTCATAATTCTCAGTACACTGGTCCATCACCTGACAAAAGCTCTCAAATGTGGGAAACATACCCGCATAATTCTCATATATTCGTTTTCTATTTGCAATGTAATTTTCTCTCAAAATAAAAACATAATCTATGTTGGTTCTCAGTGTCGGAGGAATGCCTAACGGATATTGCATTGTGATGACTAACATCACCTTCCAATGACGCCCGTTCATAAACAAAAGCCGCATCATTTTATCACGTGCCCACGTATTATCATATAAGCAATCATCTAGAATAACAAAGGCTCGAGGGTCAATGGTACTACGCTTATAAGTCTCCATTTCTTTTTTAATTTGCTTCAAAACGGTCCGCTGGCGTTTTAAAATGTTCTCAATAATGGCCGTGTTGTATTCATTATGGACAAATAATTTCGGCACCATTTTACCGTAAAATCCGTTCCCTTCTTCCGTCCCGGATATAACAGTACCGATGGGTATTTCTTGTTGATAATAAAGCAAGTCTCTTACCAAAAATGATTTGCCAGTATCTCTTTTACCGATTAATACTACGACGGGGCCTTTATTTTCAGTTGGTTTAAAGCTAATACTTTTCATATCGAATTTTTTAAGTTCTAAGGTCATTATTATTTAAAATAGAAATTAATTTTTAATAATTTAAACGTATTAGTGATTGAAGTAAAGTCCGCATATATTTACTACCTTTACTATTTTACTAATTTTTGGCAAATAATAAGTTAAAAAGTTGTATTATTTTTATATTCATTAGCTAAAGTATGGTATTTGTAAATTATCAAAAAAGAAAAAACACAGAACTTTTTAAAAGTTTAGAAGAACCCAAATCATTGTTTCTCTCTAAGGCGCAAAACTATGTTCCTATTTATACAAGATTTTTTAACCTAAATGATACCAATTATAATAGCATAAATTTAAATCATAAATGCCATATTTCTGATGTTGGTGAAGAAAACGAAGAAATATTTAATTTATATGATTGTAAAATCGTCAATTCCACTAATCAAAAGGTTAAGGACAAAAATGTGTTTTTTAAAATAGCCCCTTTGTTGGACCCTTATAAATATTTGATTGGTAAATATAACGCAAATGATGCGAAATTATACACATTACCAAAATTAAACTCAACCACCGAAGAATGTCATCCTAAAATATTGGATAAAAATAATTCCGCCTACGTGGACGGTCTATTTGTATATTTCACAAGTAGTTTATTGCATAGTCATAAATTCATACACGGTGTGGATTATTATGGCTCGTTTTTGGGTATTAAAAACGATTTTATGATTAATGTATTTGATGATATTGACCATTTAAAAAATTCTGATTTTTTTAATCAAAATAAAAACAAATTATTTCAAATTGAAGATTATGACCATTTATTAGAAAATGATACTGAAAACGACAATTATAACAATGGAAAACTACTCAAACATATTAATATCCAACACAACACAACCGCAAACTCACAATTATCTATTAAATCTATGGATGACGAATTATTTGAAGGCCTGTTTGCAGATAATCTGCATAGCGTGAATGATTTAACCGATTTAACCGATTTAACTGAAATGAATGACGCACTTTTTGAGTTGACAAAATCAAATATAGTAGATAATGAAAAAAATCAACAAGTAACATTAAAAACCAATTCATCGTGTTCATCTAGGTCTTCGTATACAGAAGACGGAGAGAATACCAATGAATGTCTAGAATGTGACAACTCTGAAGACGGAGATAGTGTTAATTCTCAAGATGAAAACGGTGAGAATAATAATTGCGAAGAAAACATATACGAAGAAAGTACAGCATCTCACGAAAGTTCGAGTGAAGGTTCATATGAAGAAGAAAAACTATATGCTACAATCCCAAAATTTCCGGTTCAAGTTATTGGTATGGAATACTGTGAAAACACGTTTGACGATTTAATATTAAATGAAGATTTAACAAAGGATGAATGGTTTTCAGCATTTATGCAAATCATAATGATATTAATAACCTACCAAAAAGCGTTTAATTTCACCCATAATGATTTACACACCAATAATGTAATGTACAACCAAACAGATAAAAAATATATATATTATTGCTACCAAAAGAAATATTACAAGGTCCCCACTTTTGGTCGTATATTTAAAATCATTGATTTCGGCAGAAGTATTTATAAATTCGACTGCAAATTATTTTGCAGTGATAGTTTTCAAATAGGCGGTGATGCAGCCACCCAATATAACACCGAACCTTATTTAAATGAAAAGAAACCTCGTTTAGAACCAAACTATAGTTTTGATTTATGCCGATTAGCTTGTTCTATTTTTGATTATATTATAGAAGATATTGAAGAAATAAAAGATATGAATAAATGCACAGACCCTGTGAAACGCTTAATTGTGGAATGGTGCTTGGACGATAAAGGCATAAATATGTTATACAAAAATAACGGAGCTGACCGTTATCCTGATTTTAAATTGTACAAAATGATTGCACGTTGTGTACATAATCATAGTCCGCAAGCGCAATTAGAGAGAGCCGAATTCAACGCATATTCAAAATTTAAAGATGAAATACCTGACGAAATTATAAATATAGATATTATACCTTCTTATGTGTAAAAATAATAAACTGTATTGGTTTTATTATTTTTTATTGTAATTTATTGTAATTTATTGTAATTCATCCTAGTATTTCAATTTGCATAAGAAAATTGTTGTTCGTAAAAACTTTTCTTCTCATCAAAATATTTTTTCGCATCAGGATTTTTTTCACAAATATCATAAATGTGATGTATAATACTCTTACATTCTTCTTTTTTATAATAAAATGCAGATATATAATAGCAATATAATATTGCTATATAAAATGCAGGAGTGCATTCTACTGATAAATTTTCTATGCTGTATAAAACTATTTTACAACAATCATAACATTCTTTGTGATAACCCATATCTGAATATTTTTTTATTATTAAACGATAAATATATTCTATATTTTTTGTTGGATAAAAATAGTTATTAATGATTTCTCCATAATCACCATAACCTCTATCTATATCATCGTAAAATTCATCTAATATTTCCAAATATAACAATTCATCTCCGTGCCCATAGCCTAACATAGTGGCTTCTATAAATAATTCGTTTAACCTATTTAAAATTTTTATTCCTATTTCTTTACCCATTGTATAAAATGCACCGCACATAACCCATCTGTATTTTTCATAATATTCAAGTTTGTTATCTATGTTTTTATATTTTTTATCTGTAACATTTTGTATTTGTAAATGAAATTTATCAGGCACATTATTTAATACGTTTAAAAACATATTTATACTAAAATCTTTGCAAATTTTAGAACAATTTTTATTTAAATTTGCATCTATCCAACCAAATTTTGTTGTATTGAAAGGATTTTTCTCTATTGTTTGTAATACAAAATTTAATTTACTTATTTGTAATAAATGGTTTTCAGAACAAGTTCTTTCATCCTTGGTAGGCCAATATTTTTCTCTATTAGAATTAATGGTATCAATATATTTATAATAATATAAATCTTCAAAATTTGTTACAATATAATGAGTTAAATGGTCCAAATTAAATGAATTTCTTATTTCTTTTATGAAATCAATACAAATACTATCCGTGTGTATAACTAAATAACACGGAATTTCTAATAATGACTTCATATTATCGATTGCTTCCTTTAAATTCCTAGATTTATTATGAAATCTAGTTAAATCAAAACAACTCGTTGTTAATGTGCAATCAGGAACACCAGTTATCTCTTTTATGCTACCGATATTTTGAGCCATTTTTAATTGGTTTACTTCTTCTTTTGTAGACATTAATTCTTCCTTTATACTTTCTATTTCTTTTTTGATGCCTTCTAGCTCTTCTTTTACACATTCTAGGTCTTCATTCGAAAAATGCATATATATTATTAAGTTATATATAAAAGCTTATTTATGTTTAAATAATTTATATAACTTATTATTTTATTATTTATACAAAATATTTTAATACCATATATATAATACTTCAATGAATTCATTTGGTTTTATTATTACAAGACACGTAAATTCTAAAAGTACAAATAAATATTGGAACCACACTGTCAAAATCCTTAGAACATTATATCCAAATACAAAAATAATAATTATTGATGATAATAGTAACAAGACTTTTGTAAAAGCACACTTTAATTATAAGAATATAGAAATTATAAAATCAGAATTTCCTGGTAGAGGAGAGCTGCTACCTTATTATTATTATATTAAAAACAAATTTTTTGAAAATGCTGTAATATTACACGACAGTGTATTTTTTCATAAAAGGATTAATTTTAATGCTTTACACGGAACCAAAGTATTGCCTCTGTGGCATTTTAATTCTGACAAGGAAAATATAATAAATTCGCAAAGAATTACAAAAACGCTTATGAACCCATATATTTTAGACGAAAAATTAAAAAACGACATTAATATTGGTATGCCTGAAGATAATTGGTATGGATGTTTCGGTGTACAATCCTATATAAATCACAATTTTCTCTTACATATTGAAAAAAAATATAGAATAACCAATATGGTCCACTCTGTTTCTTGCAGAGCAGATAGATGTTGTTTAGAAAGAATAATGGGGTGCATTTTTTACAACGAGTATCCTGCGATACTAAAAATAAAATCATTATTTGGAAATATTGCAAAGCATCACGAATGGAGAACTTATACATTTGACAAATATACAATGCACTTAAAAAAAGGCACCGTGCCACACACCGCGGTCAAAGTTTGGACCGGGCGGTAATATGACCTACGTTTTTGAATAGATATTATAGTAAAAATTATGTGTTTTATATTATTGTAAAACATATAACATATATAATAAAAATTTTAATATTTAAATATTATAAGAAATGACAAGAAAAAATACAAAAAACAAAAAATTACGATAAAAAATAATAAAACAGATTACGTCGACCTTTATTCTTTTTTATTTTTATTCTTTTTTATTCTTTTCATTATCATTATAATGAAAGGAATTTTATTCTAAAACCCTGGAGAATCGGTAAACACCGGCGTAACAACAGAATTTTTAGCACCACCTTTTAGTAACGGATTTATTTGTCCCTTTATAAAATCGCCAAAAACTACACTAAAATAAACCAACAATGCATCTCTAATCAATAATTTTAAAGGCTTGCTTTCTTTTTCAATAAATCTCATTTCTATAAATTTCGCAATCAAAAATATCACAGAAATAATTGCAGCGTTGATGAATATATTATCCATTAAATTAGTTAAGCAGTTTCTTATTTATTTTTTAACGCATAAAGTATTTTAATCTAAAACTTCGATATCTAGTTCGTCTGTTAGTAAATCCGGAAACAACTCCATTTGTTTCTGAGGTTCTTCAATATTATGAATATCTAAACTATCTAAATGAAACGATTGGTCTGAAATATTTATTTTGAAATTTTCATTTTCATTTTCTTCATCTTCATCATTTTCCATTTTTCTTTGTTGAGCCCGCATTTCACTTACGGCTTCTAAATGAGAAATAGATTTTGGAGCAATTACATTTGTTTCAATTCCTTCATCATTTTTCACATAATCAATCTCATTAAAGGTCAGGCTCGATGTTTGTTGTTGTTCTTGTTGATTGTATTGTTTTTCTACTTGTTGAGACGCGACAATAGGTTCCCTGATAGGTTCTTCTATAATTTGTTCGTTCACTTCTTCTCTTACATCTTCTTCTACTGTTTCGTCCATATATGCCTTCAAAATGGCTTCTATTGGAATACTGTCCCTTATTGTATTTAATATGCATTCTTGTATAATTATTTCTAATTCCCTATGGTTTTTTTGAATTTGTAATGGTTGCAAATTAACTTCAAATAAGTATACATTTTTATAAACTTTTCTAGCAACGTTTATATACGTTTTGTGAACAAAATCGTCCAATTTTGGTATATTAATATCAATCTTTTTCTGTTTTTGTCCTACACGCATTGCAGTTAAAATTTTTAATTGTATAATATGAACACAAGTAACTAATTCTTCTAAATAACTACATCCCGACTTTTCGCATATTCTTTTTCTTTCTGTTTCTATTATTTGTGAATTCCATTTTGGTATTCTAGATATTAAGTTTTGAAATGTCATTAAATATTTATCATTTTCTCCGTTTTCACGACAAAGTTTAATAGATTCGTCTAAAATCGATTTATAGCCGTCTATAATTAGAGGTGTTAATAATGTAACCAACCGAGACCCCCATTCATTCTTTGATTCGTGAAGAGCACTGAAATCATAATCGTCCATTTTACATAAAACTAATATTTTCTAAAGAGAGTTCTGAACTTAAAAATATAAAATTTAATATAAACAACATTAATAATTTTTCATTTCTAAACTCTTTTCTTACACGATTAAAGCATATTAACAACTCATATCTTTTTTCAGTTGACATATTATTTTCTAAAAATTTGGGCGTTTCTAATAAATGCAGTATATCTAATGCGCTGTAGGCCTTTTCATATAATTTCACACATAATAACATTAAATCGTCAACAGTTATTTTTTTGTTTATTGTTTTTAATAATTCCTTTTTTAACAATTCGAGACGCTGCGTTTTAATATCCTTCATTTTAAATAATTCATTCAAGTTGTATTGGTATAAATTAATAATATTACCATTTATCACTGGTTCAGAAACATATATTTCACAAAATCGCGACAATATTGGTTTCATTAAATTATACTTGTCTTCGGCTATAATAAAAAACCGCGTGTTATGACTAAATAATTCAATACATCTACGTAGAGCTGATTGTGCATCCATTGTTAATTTGTCCGCGTTCAAAAGAATAATGCTTTTAAAAATATTGCCGCTGTTTGAATTTATATGGGTTTTTGCAAAGAATTTCAATTCATCTCTAATAAATTTAATGCCTTTTCCGTGTGAACAGTTTACATACATCACAAAAGATTTGATTTTCTCTTTATCGCAGTCATAAATTTTATGAATAAATTCGTTAATAATGGTTCTTTTTCCTGTTCCTGATGGTCCGTGAAACAAAATATTGGGTATTTTATGTATTTCGTGAAAGTAATTTAATTTATTTTTAATAGATTGGTGAATTTGTAATGACATTTAACTTACTATAATAAGCGCGGGTCTTTTTATATATTAATATAACGCATTAATAAAATATATTATACGTTCAATATGTGATACCTATTATGTTTTATTGATAATATACTTACATAACGATTTGTAATATAATTCGTATGATAAATTTGGCACTAATCTGTCTTTATTCATTGTGACAGAGCATCCTCCACTATCCAAAATTGACACATCAAAATTGGTTATGTTATAATCTAAGGCTTTGTGAATTATTTTTTCGATTTCGTCTTCTTTACCTTTTTTAACGTGCAAATGGAGTGATA